GAGGGGCGCAGCATCCGCCACCGGCGAGAGGGGCGCAGCATCCGCCACCGGCGAGAGGGGCGCAGCATCCGCCACCGGCTTGAGGGGCGCAGCATCCGCCACCGGCGAGAGGGGCGCAGCATCCGCCACCGGTAAAGGCTGCGTGGCCATGACCACCGGCTTTTATGGCCGCGTAATGGGTGATCTTGGAAACGCTATTGTGTGCGTTGAGAGAAATACCAATGGTGATATTGCTACTATTTTGGCTGGCATTGTGGATGGTGAAACGCTGAAACCAGGCGTGTGGTACACCGTTAAGGATGGACAGTGGGCGGAGGCATAGGAATGAACCGACTAAAAGAACGGCGGTTGGAGCTGGGGCTGACGCAGGAGGCTGTCAGCGGCATTCTGAAGCTGACAGACGCACGGATGGACGTGAGCATGGTGAGCCGGTTTGAAAACGGCGTGTGCCTGCCCACGGAGGAAGTCGCCGAGGCGCTGGAGGCGGCGCTGCGGGCCAGCAGGGCGTATCTGTTCGGCGAGGACGAGAAAGCGGAATTGCCCATGCGGACGGCGGAGACAGAGCGCATCGCCTGCCTGATCCCAAAGGGGCGCAGGAACGCCATCAGCCGGGAAGACCTAGCGGCGGCGCTGCACACCACCGACAGGAAGATGCGAAAGGCCGTGGCGGAAGCCAAGAAGCATGGCGTGATGATCTGCAACGATGGGGACGGGTACTACCAGAGCGACGAGCTGAGCGACCTGTGGCGGCAATACAGGCGGGAGACGGCGCGGGCTATGTCTATCCTCAAGGCGCGGAAGCCTATGCGGGAAGTGCTGAAAGCGGCTGGGAGGCCGGTATGAGCGTGTTTGACTACAAGGAGCCGCGGGTGGAGCCGAAGCCCTACAAGGTGCCGCGATGCCCGGTGTGCGGCGAGGAAACAGATACCTTGTACAAGAATATTTACGGCGAGACCGTTGGGTGCGATGTGTGCATCCGAACGGTGGACGCATGGGAGGAAAAGAAATGAGCTTGAGTTTATACCATATTGACCAGGCGCTGGAGGCGCTGATCGACCCGGAGACCGGGGAGCTGCTGGACTACGATGCTTTTGAGCAGCTGCAGATGGACAGGGAGCACAAGATCGAGAACATGGTGTGCTGGTCCAAGAGCCTGGACGCGGAGGCAAAAGCCATCCGGGACGAGGAAAAGGAGCTGGCGGAGCGCTGCCGCACGATGGAGCGCAAGCGTGACCGGCTGCGGGACTACGTTGACCGGGCGCTGGACGGGCACCCTTTCCAGACGGCGAAGTGTTCCGTTACCTACCGCAAGAGCACGGCGGTGGAGATCACCAACATGGAGGAGCTGGTGCGGTGGTGCATGGACAACGGCTATGACGGCAAGGTGACGTATGCAGCGCCTACGGTGGCCAAGAGCGACATTGCCCCGCTGCTGAAAGCCGGTGTTGCGGTGGACGGCGCGGAGATCGCCGAGCGGATGAACATGGGGGTGAAGTGATGGGCGCACATGTTTACGGGAAGCTGATGATGATCCAGCAGGAGCTGAAGGCACCGAAGGGGCAGTACAACAGCTTTGCGAAGTACAACTATCGGAGCTGCGAGGATATTCTGGAGGCGGTAAAGCCTTTGTGCATCAAGAACAACGCCACGCTGCTGCTGAATGATGCGGTGCAGGAAGTATCCGGCAGATTTTACGTTGTGGCAACTGCAACGCTCATAGACACAGAGAGCGGTGACAGCGTTTCTGCAAACGCCTACGCCAGAGAGCCGCAGGACAAGAAGGGCATGGATGACAGCCAGATCACCGGCATGGCATCCAGCTACGCCAGAAAGTACGCACTGAACGGCCTGTTCTGCATCGACGACACGAAGGACGCGGACACGGACGAGGCAAAGCGGCAGGAGCATAAGCCTGTAAAAAAGGGCACAATGGAAGTCATTTACTGCCAAGACTGCGGATTGCCTATCACCGCCACGACGAAGCGAGACGGCACCATCTGGGACAGCGCGGACATTGCCAAGTACAGCTCCGGGCGGATGGGCAGGACGCTGTGTGCCAAGTGCATTAAGGCCGCGATGAAGAAGGAGAAGTAATATGCAGCAGGTGACAGTCGATGGCGCGCGGTGGCAGCAAGACAGCGAGGGCACATGGCTGGCGCTGCGGGTGAAGTCACAGCAGACCGCGATGGACGTGTGCGACGCGCTGAAGCCTGGCAAGGAGTACAACGTGACAATCAAGGGCAAAGGCCGGAGCCTGGATGCCAATGCCTATTGCTGGGTACTGCTGGACAGGCTGGCGGCACACTACGGCATCTCCAAGCAGGAGGTGTACCGGCAGGAGATACGGAACATTGGAGGCGTGAGCGAAGTGCTGTGCCTGCGGGAAAAGGCGGCAGAGCCGTTTTGCAGGGCATGGGAGCGGAACGGAATCGGCTGGATGGCGGATACGTTCCCCAGCAAGCTGAAGGGCTGCGTGACCGTGACAGTATGGTACGGCAGCAGCACCTACGACACGGAGCAGATGTCGCGGTTGATAGACGCCGTTGTGCAGGATTGCAAAAGCGCAGGGATTGAGACTATGACGCCGGCAGAGCTGGATGCGCTGGTGAGCCAGTGGGGAGAGGTAAGCGCATGAACAAGCTGCACATACAGCCCTGCTGGACGTGCAAGAAGTGATACGGCGACTGCAGCTGGTCGAGGAAAGACCCGGAGCCGGTGCCCGGATGGGACGCTACGCCTACGGTGAAGAAAAAAGGAGGCCGCAAGGCGGGCATCATGCACAGCTACGCCATTCACAGCTGCCCGGAATACGAGTGGGACGGGACGGAGGAAGCGCATGGAGAGTAAGAGATGCTTTTTGTGCGGCAGGAATGACCCTGGCGACCCATTGGAGAAGCACCATCTGCTGGGCGGCGCCAACCGCAAGAAAAGCGAAAAATACGGCCTTGTGGTGTACCTGTGCGGCAACAGGTGCCACAGGAACGGAAAGACGGCAGTACACCGCAGCGGCGAACAAATGCGCAGGCTGCGGCGGTACGGACAGCTAAAGGCCATGCAGGAGCAGGGATGGACGGAAGAGGACTTCCGGCGAGAATTTGGAAAAAGTTACTTATAAGGAGATTTGATATGCTGAACAAGATTTTTGTCATGGGTAGATTGACCAAGGACCCCGAGCTGCGGCGCACCAATAACGGCACCGCCGTTGCCAGCTTTGCCCTGGCGGTAGACCGGGACTTTAAGAACGCAGACGGGACCAAGGACACGGACTTCATCGACATTGTGGCGTGGCGCGGTACGGCGGAGTTTGCTTCCAAGTATTTCACCAAAGGCCGCATGGCGGTGGTGGAGGGCCGGCTGCAGATGCGTGACTGGCAGGACAAGAACGGAAACAACCGCAGAAGCGCCGAGATCGTGGCGGACAATATGTATTTTGGCGACAGCCGGAAGGACATGGACGCGCATGGAACGTTTCCTCGGACGGACGGCAAGAGCCAGTTCGTGGAGATGGACGAGGATGACAGCCTTGATCTGCTGCCGTTTTGAAAGGAGTATGTATGGAAAATTGGAGAGATATCCCCGGATACGAAGGGATTTACCAAGCATCAGATTTGGGGCGCATTCGTAGTGCACCCGGTAAAACTACATCAAACAGCAGATACAGCAAGCGGGTATGGAAATCTCGCATCTTAAAGCCGAAAGCGCAGGTGAATAGTGGCCGCGGGGATTACAGAGTTTCTTTGTGGAAAGATGGTAATCACAAAGACGCGCTTGTTGCAAGATTAGTTGCTATGGCATGGTGCGATGGGTTTTCCGAAGGGTTAACTGTGAACCACAAAGATGGCGATTATAGAAACAATACTCCCGAAAATTTGGAATGGGTTACATTGGCAGATAATATACGCCACGGTTTTGAAACAGGCCTTTATAAAAACAGCATGAACAGAGTGCTTCTTGTCGCAACGGCGACTGGGAGTATGCGGTTGTTTTCTTCCATGAAAGCAGCATCGCGGTTTTTAGGCCGTTGTGATGGATATATATCGGGTGCTGTAAAAAACGGAGGGCATGTTACAGGTAAAAACGGAGATGCGTATATCGCTATTTTACAGAACTAAGGGTGTGACGTGAATGGGCAAGATGCAGGAAGAGATCAAGGCATTGCGGCGGCAGAACACGCATTTGCAGAACGTGGTACAGCGGCAGCGGCAGCACCTGTCAGAGTTTGCCGGTGCCGTGCAGGACTACAGGAAGGCCATCACGGCGCACTATGTGGCCTGTGCCATTACCTTCGGAGAGAAACGGGAGGACTGCGACACGCTGTGGGGCTGGCATCTGGAGGTACCCGCTGACCTTGTGAGTAAGGCGCTGGAGAACTACACAGGCGATGTGTGGTTGGACAAGGAGCGCGGGGTGTACGTCATCGGCGCGATGCCGAAGGAGTGATACCTATGGGCAAGTGCTACGTGAAAGCCTACTATGACTGGATAGAGCAGACAGCGGCGCTGTCCGATGCAGAGCGTGGACGATTGTTTATCGCCATTCTGGAGTACGCAAGAACAGGCACCCAGCCGGAGTTGGAGGGTGCGGAAAGCATACTGTTTCCGGTGTTCCGGACGATGCTGGACAGGGACGAGGAGCTTTCCGCTGAACGGGCAAGGAACGGGACAAAAGGCGGCAAGCAAACGCAAGCAAGTTTAAGCAAAATCAAGCAAACCGAAGCAAACGCAAATGACCACAAGCCTACTAAGACAAAGAAAGAAGACAAAGACAAAGACAAAGACAAAGACTTATTCCCACCTGACGGTGGGAGCACGCGCGCGAAGCGCTTTACCCCACCCACACTGGCAGAGGTTCAGTCCTACGTGGCTGAACGCCATTCGGCGGTAGACCCGCAAGGCTTTATCGACTTCTACGAAGCGAAAGGCTGGATGGTTGGCAAGACCCCCATGAAAGACTGGAAAGCGGCTTGCCGAAATGCTGAGAAGTGGGAACGGTGGGTACATGCCCCTGCTGCACCTGTCGGCAAAACCGACGGTGCACGTGATGCCTGGATGGGCAAGTACATCAAGGGGGCGAAGCCATGAATGCGGGCATCTGGAAGATCGCCACGGCGAAGCTGTGCGGGCAGTGCATCCGGGACATGGAGGACGAGTACATCTTCTCCCCCGTGTGGCGGAGGACGCTGGGCGGAAAATGCGAACGCTGCGGAGAAAACCGCGTCGTCCATGAGGCGCAGTACACGATGAACAAACGAGGGCTGGAGAAAAGAGGGAAACTGAATGGGCCTGATGAGTAACGATCTGGCGCGGCTGTCCCCGGCGGCACAAAAGCAGGTCATGGAGAAGATGCGGAAACCGGGGAAGTACAAGGCGCAGAAGACCAAGCGCGGGAAGCTGACCTTTGACAGCAAGAAGGAGGCGGAGCGCTACGACGCGCTGATGCTGCTGCAAAAGGCCGGGGAGATACGGGGGGCTGAAATTGCAGGTGCGGTACTGCTTGCAAGAGGCGTACACGACGTTTGAGGGCGACCGGGTGAAAAGTATCGATTACATTGCTGACTTCGTGTACGAGCGCAGAACGGCTCCTGACAGCTACGGCCAGCGGTACTGGCTGCCGGTGGTGGAGGACGTGAAGGGGATGCGTACCCGCGAGTATGCCATGAAAGCAAAGCTGTTCCGCAGTAGGTACGGGTTTGCTATACGGGAGGTGTGACATGGAGCGCACAAACCAGCCGCTGACGAATGAAGCGGCAAGGAAACTGATGGCGCTGGACGTGCAGGACAAGGAGATACTGACCTACGAAAAGCTGGACGAGTGGTACACCGCATGGGGCGGACAGTGCTACGTCAGCTTCTCCGGCGGCAAGGACAGCACGGTGCTGGCGTATCTGGCGGCGCGGTACCTGTCGAGTTTTAGGACACCGCCGTGGGAGCTGAACTTGGTGTTTGTGAACACTGGGTTGGAGTACCCGGAGATACAGAAGTTCGTCAATGAGTACGCCGACTGGCTGCGGAGGGAGTTTCCCCGCGTGACCATCAACCTTTACCGTCTGCGCCCGAAGATGAACATTCGGCAGGTGGTGACGAAGTATGGGTACAGCATTATCGGTAAAGACGTAGCGCACCGAATAGAAACTGCGCGGCGTTCACCAGATAGCCGAAGTATGAAGCTATTGCGTGGGGAAGTCTTACGCACCGATGGGGGAAAGAGCATATACAACTGCGAAAAGTGGGAGTATTTGCTTTCAGCTCCATTTCTCATATCAGACAAGTGTTGTGAAATTATGAAAAAGTTTCCATCAAAAAGCTATGAGCACCGAGCGGATGTCAAACCCACGACGGCAACAATGGCGGAGGAAAGTCTTTTGCGGATGCAAAAATGGCGCGAAACTGGCTGCAACGCCTTTGAAGGAAAGCGCCCCTTATCTAAGCCCATGAGTTTCTGGGCGGAGCAGGATGTACTGCGGTTTATCGTGGAGCGCAACCTACCCTACGCCAGCGTGTACGGAGACATCGTAGCCAGCGACGGCGAGAACGACTACGGCACAACGCTGATCGACTGCAATCTGCACTGCACGGGATGCCAACGCACGGGCTGCATGTTCTGTGGATTTGGAAGTCATCTCGAAAAAGGCACAAACCGATTTGAACGCATGAAGCTGACGCACCCGAAGCACTATGCGTTCTGCATCGGCGGTGGTGCGTTTGACACGGATGGGCTGTGGAAGCCTACCAAAGACGGCCTCGGTTATGCGCGGGTGCTGGACTACATCGGAGTGAGGTATTGACATGGGCAAGCAGCATTTGAGCAGGGACGACCGCATCTTTATGCGTGGCAAGCTGCAAGGCACACGGGAGAACATGGACATGGTGGCGATGGTGCTGATGGACAAATGCGGCTGGCACGTCTTAGAGGAGACATCGGATAGCCGGGACACGCAGAGCATTGCGTACCTGTACGAGTGCCTGGAGAAGCTGGCGGAGGAAATAAACGAGGGCCGCATCAAGCGAAAGCACATCAAGGACGTGCTGAAGGACGAGTGCGGCGTGGTGTTTGGAGATTGATATGAAAGTTTTAGTTGCGTGTGAAGAAAGCCAGGAGGTGTGCAAGGCGTTTCGTGAGTTGGGGCATGAAGCATATTCCTGCGACATACAGGAGCCGTCTGGCGGACATCCGGAGTGGCATATCCTCGGTGACGCTCTCGAAGCCGTTAAATGCGGGAGCGTGACTACGCTGGACGGACAAGGACATGAAGTCGGTAAGTGGGAGCTGTTGATTGCACATCCACCGTGCACATACCTGACTGTTACCGGGAATCGCTGGTTTAACACGGGAAGATATGGCGAAAAGGCGGTCAGACGGTTGCAGTTGCGGGAAGAAGCTGCGGCGTTTTTTATGGCCTTTGTAAATGCTGACGTTTGTAAAATCGCGGTAGAAAATCCGGTCGGATATATGTCTACACACTATCGTAAGCCTGATTGTATTATCCAGCCGTATGAATTCGGGAACCACGCAAGAAAAAAGACTTGCCTATGGCTTAAAGGCTTACCCGCTTTGCGACCGACAAACATTGTAGATGCAGGAGATATTTTGCCAGGCGGGTACAGTGTGGGGGCAAGCGCGGACTCTGCAAAAGACGAGACTGGTAAGATTCTGCGATGGAATGACCCGCGTACAGCAAAAGCCAGGAGCAAGACATTTCCCGGCATCGCCAAAGCAATGGCCGCGCAGTGGGGCGGAAATGCGAGAGGAGGAATGACATGACAAGAGATGAGATCGTGACCGCGCTGCGGTGCTGTGCGGGAGACAGTTGCGAAGGATGCCCATATGATGAAATTTTTACCATAGAAGACGCGAAATGTATCGGGGAAGCGATGGGTATCGCCGCTGACCTGATCGAGAACCAGCAGCGGCACATCGAGGCACTGATGAAAGCCAACGACAGCCTGAAAGACGCCATTGCACGGCGGGATAAGCAGATAGAGGACATGAAGCAGGGCATGGCACAGCTGGCAAAGGCTGTGGCGGTGAAGGAGGAGCAGAGTGAACTGCACGCCATGAACAACGAGCTATGCCAATACTGCGGGAAGTACAAACACGCACACGAGGGCGCCTGTTACGGGTGCAGATGGAGGGAAATGTGATGAACAACAATTCTAACGCACTGGGCGGTCTTGGTGGAACGCTGCTGCAAATCGCATTTATTGTACTGAAGCTATGCGGTGTTATCAACTGGTCGTGGCTGTGGGTGCTGTCACCCATGTGGATCGGATTTGCGCTGTGGCTGCTGGCTGTGGTGATTTTTTCCATCGTAAAAGCGAAGGAATGGAGGGATGATGAATGAGCCGTTTTACTGAAACTGCTGTGGGAAGCACGGGATATGTGGCCGCGCAGGGTTATGCACCGCCGAAGGGGAACACGGTGGAGACCAGCGGATATAGCTCCGCAGACATTTGCGGATACCGCCTGCCATGTGGACTGTGCCTGATGATGGAAAAGCCGTGCCCCATGCAGCGGGTGACACACAACGAAGTGACGTGCTCAAACACGGAGGAAGAGTAAATGGATGCTGTGAAGTTTATCGAGGAGCGGAACAGAATGTGCGGCACCATGAGTGAGGTGTGGGGCGTTGATGCGGCGCAAATTGTGAAGAACACCGAAGAATGGGCTGCTGCACATCCGCGAAAGACGCGAAAGAGCGTTTTTCTGGAGCGGTATCCTAATGCCCAAGTTGTCGCTGACACTGACATACCTTGTGTATACCCGTGCGATATAGAACAGGGTATGAAGGACGTTAACTACTGTGAGAGCCTATCTTGTTATGACTGCCGCCGCGAGTTCTGGATGCAGGAGGTGCAGTGATGGAAAATTTGTTGCAAAACATTGCCAGCGGGCTGTGGATCGTGTTGGGCGTGTACTTTTTCTTCGGACTGAGAAAGTGGAACAAGCGGTTCAGTGAGTTGTATGACGAGCTGAAAGAGGGCATGAACGAATGAGCAAGGCCGTGATGATAAGCATACGCCCGAAGTGGTGCGAGAAGATCGCCAGAGGCGAAAAGACCATTGAGGTCAGAAAGACGCGCCCGAAGCTGGAAACGCCGTTTAAGTGCTATATCTACTGCACGCAAGCGAGGGAACGTCTCATTACCATTCTGAAAGATGGCGACGAGAACTACGGCGAAATTTACCGCGGGAAGCCTGTTTTCATAAAGACGGACGAGGGCTCTGTGTGTGATATGTGGGGTAAGCGCCAGAAGGTCATCGGCGAGTTCGTGTGCGATAGGATATTCCCGATTGATGTGTATGATAACGGCTGCATCAAAGATTGGAATTTTGAGTGTATGTGGCAGGCGTGTCTGCCGTATGAAGGAATTGCTGCCTACATTGGAAGAGAAAAGCGGGGCTACGGCTGGCACATCTCCGAACTGAAAATCTACGATGCGCCGAAGGATCTGGACGAGTTTACTTTTCTGCGTGAAACGAAATTTGGCTCAGAGCCAGTGACGATCAAGCGCCCACCCCAGAGCTGGTGCTATGTGGAGGAGGGCTGACAGTGGACGAATTGAAACGCTGCCCTGAGTGCGGTGGAGTTGCAACCGTTATCCATATGTACGATACCTACGATAGAGCAGATTTTGGGTGGGATGCCGGTTGTGGGAGATATAGGGCTGGTGATGGCCTCCACACAAAGAAGATGAAAGTATCTGGGCTGCCCAGCAAAGAAAAAGCAATCGAAGCATGGAACAGGAGGGCCGGGGATGAACGTGTGTGAATACTGCCATGAGGACAGGGACGGATACGTTACGCACTTGGACCGTGAGGGAATCGGGAGTGCGCACATAATGAAGTCTCACCCCATTAACGGCGGCTGGAAGCTATGCGTCAGTTCTGGCAAGCAGGTGCGTATGACGGTTAAGATCAAGTTCTGCCCGATTTGCGGGCGCAGATTGGAGGGCGACAATGGATGACTACATAAGCCGCAAGGCGGCGATTGCTTATATCCGTGAGCAATCGGAAGAATGCCAAAAAGCGTTTGAAGAGCTTGGCGGGGAAAGCGGAATCTACGCAGACGCCTATAACGATTTAGCGGAGGACTTTTACAGCATCCCCGCCGCTGACGTTGCTCCGGTGACGCGGTGCAAGGACTGTAAACACAAAAGTTGGGTGCAAGAGCCTTGTCATGGCAAGAGCGTTGACTATTGCAAGATTTGGGACTGCACTTTGCGGAACCTGGAATCGACGTTTTGCAGCTACGGCGAACAAAAGGACGGAGGTGCCAGCAATGGCTGAATACAAAATCTGCTTTAGCGTGGCTGGGGCGTTCGGCGCTCAAATCAGCTTTGAGGCAAAACTCGGCGTATCCTATGAGGACGCTGCGGCGTCTATTGACAAGGAAAAGCTGGTCCGGTTGATGTGCCTCGACACCTTGGGCTACTCCGCAAAGGACATTGAGGTTATCACTCCTGAACAGTACGAAGCGGAATTTGGAGGGGATGAAGATGGCTGAACATGTTGAACGAGAAAAGCTGCTGACAGATATATGCGATGATATGTGCGGACTTAAATACACTGGTGTCTGTGAAAATTGCAGGGTCGTCGCGCTGATTGCTGATGCGCCCGCCGCTGACGTTGCGCCGGTGGTGCATGGGCGGTGGGTAGACGCCGGGCGTGGAATCAAGGCTTGCAGCAACTGCAACCACGGAATCAAAGAGCATATGGCCTGCGCAAATCATTACTGCCCCAACTGCGGGGCGAAAATGGACGGAGGTGACAACGATGCGGCTGATTGATGGTGACAAACTGCAAGAGTTTCCCATTCGGGCAAACCATTGTGACAAAGAACACGCCAACACGCATTTCATCAACGGTATTGAGTCGGTGATGGAGTATGCAGAGCAGCTCCCCACCGTAGACGCAGAGGTCGTGGTGCGCTGTAAGGACTGCTATCAATCAGTGGTGATCGGAAATGTCCTGCACTGCACCTATTGGAGCAAGGACACGGACGAAAACGGATATTGCCACGAGGGAGGATAAGCCAATGGCTGAATACATTAAACGCAATGCAATTAAGGAACGACTGGAGGATTTGGTGAACTGGTGTCAGGACTTGAGAAAGCCGGGGCTTGAGCAGGCACTGGCCATGCTAAACGAGGAGCCAGTCGCCGACGTTGCCCCTGTGGTACACTGCAAGGACTGCATTCACTACGACATTGGCGGGAGCTGCATTATTTGCGGGTTCCAGAGCCGCAAGCCGGACGACTTCTGCTCCTACGGAGAGAGAAAGAACGTGAAGTGATGGAACGGTTAGAAAATTGGAAAGAGGTAACAAAGGGAGGAATTTGAAATGTCACGTTTAATCGACGCGGACAAATTGGAGAAGCAAGAATATTGGGGGAATGAACGGTGTTTTGACTATGTAGACGCAGAGGACATAGACAATGCGCCGACGGTGGATGCGGTGCCGGTGGTGCGGTGCAAGGACTGCAAGTACTACAAAGAAAGCCGAGTGCTTGCACCGAACAAGTTTTGCTTTAGGCTTAAGCACCCCACAGAGCCGGGTAAAATCGGTTACAACTTTGCGGGCAATGATTTTTGCTCACGCGGTGTGCGTAGAAATGAGGGTGCGGACAATGGCTGATATATCTATTGAAGAACTTGGGCCAGGTGTAATCCTTGAGGGCACAAAGCCAGACGGAGAAAGATACGGATATAGCATACCGACATGGCCCCCTGGTGATGGCGGACCGGGGTATAGAGGGCACGAACTTGAGATAGACGTATTCTATGGAGGCGGAGGCGGCGATGCAGAAAGGTGACACGATCAAGGCGCGGTTTCCTGTTCGCAAGGGCACGGTGGTGTATGTGCATCCGAAGGGGCGGTACATCGTGGCGGAGTGCGGCGGGGTGCGGGAGACATTCTTCCCGGAGGAGGTGCTGACATGAGCGAATTCCCGGAACGGCTGAGAAAGCTGCGGGAGAAAAAGAGACTGAAGCGGTATGTGCTGTCGGAGCGCTGCGGGCTGAATTCGGATGCCATACGGCGGTATGAGCTGGGGACGGCGAAGCCGACGATGGATGCGCTGAAGAGCATAGCGGATGAATTTGGTGTGTCGGTGGATTATCTGATGGGCAGGACGGACTATCCCTGCGTAGTAGATATTTCCGAAAAATAAATTTTGAAAATTCCACTTAAAAGTGGAAAAATTGAAAAAACGCATTTTATCATGGGAGATGCAGGGGCAAACTCTGCATCTCCATTCTTTTTCTTTCCCCCCTTCTTTTCCTGATGGGCGGGGCTTCGGCTCCGCCCGGAGGGAGCAATATGCAGGCAGAAGCTGGGTGGGTACAGCTCCGATATGAAGAATTTTCGGGTTCGCAAGTTCAAATCTTGCTGTCTGCACCATAGGCGTGACCTCTTGCCTCGCAGCCGCACGGAGCGTAAGCCTGCGGAAGTGGTCTTTCCTGTGCGCTGTACGAAAGCGGCAGGACGAAGTAATTTATGTATTGGCTGGCACCGGCTTTGTAAAGATGAACGGATGCGACCGACGTACCGGCGCAGGGCTGAAAAGTTCCGTGGCCGGTCTGGGTACCACCGTGTTTGAGAGAAATCCGAGGCGTGGATGCGGTGTGGTGGCGGTTGTCTTAGGACAAAGCCGCTGTGTAGGACAGTATTGATGCGTGGTGGCACCCGACCGATTGTGTAAACAACAGGCGATGCGCTGGCAGACCGCTGTATGGGATGCGTCTCAAATAGTCTGCTTACTGCAAAGGATTTCGCCGTGGTGGATGCTATGTATGCTTGCGGGGCACATAGCTCACGGCGGGAACATATTAGGTGAAGCGAAAGCCGGGTACAGACGTGCCAATGACAAAGGCCAGTGGGGGGAGGCCGGTGCGTCAGGCAAAGCGAGGTGGTGACAGTGGCTGCAAGGTTGACAGACCGGCAGAAAAAGAAAATACTGGCGGACTATGTGCAGACGAACAACTATTGCGCCACAGCCAAACTCAATGGGGTTTCCGCAAACACTGTCAAAAAAATAGTGCAGACAAATGCGGATATTGCGGAAAAACTCATTAGGAAAAAAGAGGAGAACACCGCCGACGTTTTGACGTACATGGAGAGCCAGCGTGACATGGTGTGCCAGATCATAGGTAAGGGGCTGGCAGTGCTGAACGATCCGGCGAAGTTGGCAGAGGCAACGCCCAGCCAGATCACGACTGCTATTGGGACATTGATAGACAAGTGGACGCTGCTACAAGAAAAGACCGCTAATGATGACAGCGAGAGGGTTCGGGTGATAATTGATGTCTGACATCCGTTTGTCTGAAAAAATTGGCTCTGCGTTCTACGACGTGGCTCATGACGTGTTCCACCACGGCCACACGCACTACGATTTCAGCGGTGGGCGCGGCTCACTGAAGTCCTCCACGGTGTCTGTACTCGTTCCCCTGCTGCTGATAAACAACCCGGGTACACACGCTCTGGTGCTGCGTAAAGTGGCAAATACCATTCGTGACAGCGTGTACGCGCAGTATATCTGGGCAATCGGTGAGCTGGGTATGGCGGCGTATTGGGAAGCCAAGGTTTCCCCGATGGAGCTGATCTACAAGCCTACCGGCCAGAAGATCATGTTCCGTGGCGCTGACGATCCCATGAAGATCAAGTCCATCAAGGTGCCGTTTGGCTATATTGCCGTGACGCACTTTGAAGAGAAAGACCAGTTTGCGGGACGCGCCGAGATACGAACGATTTTGCAGTCCACAATGCGCGGCGGGTCGAAGTATTGGAACTTTGAAAGCTACAACCCGCCGATAAGCCGCGATAACTGGGCGAACAAGGACAGCCTGGAAGAACGCACAGACAGGCTGTGCCACAAGTCAACGTATTTGCAAGCCCCGCCAGAGTGGTTGGGTGAGCAGTTTTTGGCAGAGGCGGAACATCTCAAGGCCACGGACGAGAGAGCGTACCAGCATGAATATTTGGGCATTCCTGTGGGTACTGGCGGCAACGTGTTTGATCGGCTGGAGCTGCGGGAGATAACTGACGCGGAGGTTGCGAGTTTTGACAAGCTATACCAAGGTGTAGACTGGGGCTATTTCCCTGACCCATTTGCTTTTGCTCGGCTGTACTATGACCGGGCGAGAGAAACCATATATTTGCTTGATGAGATTTATGAAAACAAGCTTTCCAACGAGCAGAGCGCAAAGATGATATTGCAGCGTGGCTACAATGACACGCGCATTATTTGCGACAGCGCAGAGCCGAAAAGCGTTGCAGACTTCCGGGCTATGAAGCTACCAGCCTTTGAAGCAATTAAAGGCCCCGGCTCTGTGGAGTATGGAATGAAGTTTTTGCAGCGGCGCACTATCGTGATAGACAGAAAGCGCACCCCACACGCTTATGACGAGTTTGTGGGATATGAATACGAAAGAAACAAAGACGGCGACATAATCAGCGGCTACCCGGACGCAAACAATCATTTGATCGATGCGGTTAGGTATGCCCTTGAGCCTGTAAGCCGCAGAATGGGAGTTATCGCATGACGGTAATCGACAAACTGAAACAATTGGGATATACGACCATCCCGGAAAAGTTTTACACGCAGGTCGGCGTGTGGAAGTCGTGGTATCAGGGCAACGTAAAGGGATTTCACCAATACAAGCGGTACAACGGTCACGACTGGGCGAAGTGTGAGCGCGTGACGCTGGGCATGGGTAAAAAGGTCTGCGAGGACTGGGCAAATCTTCTGATGAACGAAAAAGTCCAGATCACCCTTGAGGGGCAGAAAGAGCAGGCGTTCATTGACCGCATCCTAACCGCCAACAACTTTACGGTCAAGGCCAACGAGATGCAGGAGATGAAGTCCGCGCTGGGCACGGTGGCCTATATCCCTCGTGTGGTAGGCCAAAGCGTCAGCGGTACTGGTGAACCTATCCCTGGTGACGCATCCGGCATTGTGCTGGACTACGTGACCATCGAGCACATATTCCCGCTGGCGTGGTGCAATGGGTTTATTACCGAGTGCGCGTTTGACAGTGTGGTAACAGTGCAGGGCAAAACGTATTTGTATCTGCAAATCCACCGAAAGGACGACCTGGGACAGTACATCATCGAGAACAGTATTTATCGATATGAGAACGAGAGTTTGTCCGATGTCAAGTTAAGCGAAGTGCCGGGTTTTGAGCGCATTCCCCCTGTGGTGTATACTGGCAACGACAAGCGGCAGTTTGTTATTGACAGGCCAAACATTGCCAACAACTTTGATTATCTGCTGCCGGTGGGTATTTCGGTATTTGCAAACGCTGTTGATGTGCTGCGCGGCGTGGATTGCGCCTACGATTGCTACGTCAACGAGTTCGAGAACGGCCCCATGCTGCTGGCGGTAAAAATGCCCGCTACACGCTGGGAGAATGACAAACCGACGCTTGATCCGCACGACAGGCGCTTCTATTTGCTGGAAGAGGACACGCAGCAGGGCGATGTGGTAACGCCTATTGCGCCGCAGCTTCGTACCGACAAGCTTAATGTCGGTCTACAAGATCAGTTGAATCTTCTTTCCAGCAAGTGCGGCTTCGGCGAGACCTATTACCGCTTTGACGGCGGCAGCGTAGCAACTGCCACACAGGTCATCAGCGAAAACTCCACCATGTTCCGCACCATCAAAAAGATGGAGATCGTGCTGGAACAGGCTCTGGTAGAACTGTGTCGCATTCTTCTGCGGCTGGGCAACACCGCCATGAACGCTGGGCTGAATGAGGACGTGGAAATCTCCATCGACTTCGATGACAGCATCATTGAGGACAAGCAAACCGACTTTTCCCGCGATATGCAGCTTCTCAGTGCGGGCATCATGAACGATTGGGAGTTCCGCATGAAGTGGATGAACGAGGACGAGGCGACCGCAAAGGCGGCGCTGCCGAAGATGCAGGACATGACCACGGAGCAGCAGAACGAAGTGGAGTGAGGTGACGGGCAGTGCCGAAATACCCATTCTCCCCTCCTGTTTTGGATGCCATGCCGGAAGAATTGGCAGAGCTGTACCGTGGACTTGAGGACACGCTGCTGATGGAGATATGTTCCCGGCTGAAGATGCGGGACGAGCTGAACGAGGTCACGGTGCAGGACATCAAGGCGCTGCGGTCACACGGCGTCGATCTGAAAGAGATTGAAAAAGCCATACGCCAGACTACCGGCATCAGCGAGAAAAAGCTAAACGAGCTGATAGACGATGTGGTGGAGCGCAACCAAAAGTATTACACCGAGGTCATAGACCTTGCCCGTGTAACACAGCCCGACGTTCTGGTGGATGCAACCACCATTGACGCCATCAAACGGCAGACGCAGGACGTGTTCCGAAACATCACCGCTTCGATGGGATTTTTGGTAGACGCAGGGCGGACGATGCTGCCCCCCGCAAAGGCGTACCAGTGGGCTTTAGATGCCGCTACTTTGAAAGTAGAAAGCGGGGCTATTTCTTATGGGCAAGCCATCAAAGAAGCCGTTAGGGAGCTTGCAAGCGGTGGCCTGCGGGTAGTGGACTATGAGAGCGGACACCGTGACCATGCAGACGTAGCTGCACGCCGCGCCGTAATGACAGGCGTATCGCAGTTGTGCGGTAAGTACACGGAGCAAGCGGCGGAATACCTGGAAACGCCGTATTATGAAGTGTCTGCCCACGCCGGGGCGCGTGATGTACCAGGGCGGTCGCCGTGGGCATCGCACAAGGAGTGGCAAGGCAAAGTGTATTCCACTCGCAGCGGCGACATCTACCCGAACATCTACGAGGTGTGCGGTCTGGGTGCCGTTGATGGTCTGGAAGGAGCTAACTGCCGGCACCGCCGCAACGTTTGGGTTGAGGGCGTAAGTGAGCGCACTTACACAGACGAACAGCTTGCCCACATCGACGATGGGTTGGGCTGTACGTTTGAGGGCAAGACCTATACGGCATACGAGGCCACGCAGGAGCAGCGCAAGGTGGAGCGCACCATACGAAAGCTCAAGCGCGAGAAAACAGCGTACAATGCCGCGGGGCTGGCAGACGAAGAACAGGCCGTCAATATCAAGCTGCGCCGCCTGAACGCCAAGTATAAAGCGTTCAGTAAGGCGGCAGGGCTGCCAGAGCAGCGGGAAAGGATGAAGGTGCTGTATGAGAATTAGGGTTAGAAGTTACGAGGGGCTTTTGCTGGAGCTTGATAGCGATGTGAGCGAAATCCGTGATTTTTTGGGTAATGCAACTCACGCAATTCGGTATCGCGTTGAATTTTGGCTTGATGATGGCTCAAAAATTGAACTCGCAAACGTAATCCCCAGCGAAATTGAGGTGGTTAATGAACCGCGATGAAATGATACAGGCTATCGAAGCCATACTTAAGCGCGGCAACAACGCAGAAGTGCGGCGAAAGGGCGACGGCGTTATCGTGCTGGAAGTCCAAAAGAAAATCAAATATCAAACCCCGGCGTAATTGGGCACCGGGAAGGGCAATAGGAGCCAAGCAGTACGCAAATCATGCGTGTTGTTTGGCTCTTTTGTTTTATCAACACCGACCGACAGGTCGTTAAACAAGGAGAAGTTTATGGCAGAAGAAATCAACGTGCAGGGCACGGAAAACACTGCTCTTGAGCAGGAAAAGACGTTCACACAGGCTGATGTTGACAAGATGATTCAGACGCGGCTTGACCGGGAACGGAAAAAGTACCCCAGCGAGGAAGAGATCACCGCATACCGCACATGGAAAGACGGCCAGCAGACCGAGCAGGAACGGCAGGCAAAGCGCGACAAGGAGCTTGCGGACAGCAAGTCGGCCCTGACTGCTGCACAGGCGGAAATCGAACAGATGAAGCGCGACAAGTATGTGCTGTCTAAGGGGCTGACCGACGATGACGCTGAATTTATCGCGTTTAAGGCCCTCAAGATGGTGGATGACAAGACCACCTTTGAGCAGGCGGTAGACAAGCTCACAGAAAATCGCCAGAAGGTCAAGTTTGACTGGACGGCTCCTGCGGGCAACGGTGAGAAACCCAATGCAACCAATGCCGCGATGAACAATCTGATTCGCGGCGCACTCAAGTAAAGAAAGGAAGATACAAAACATGGCAAACATCATTGACAGAAACGCACTTTCCGGCCTTATCCCGGAGCCTGTAACTCGCGAGATCATGCAGGGCGCTATCGCGGAATCCGCCGTCCTGCGCATGGGCCGCCGTCTGGCAAACATGTCCAGCAAGACCCAGACCATTAATGTGCTGGACGCGCTGCCCTCCGCGTATTTCGTGAACGGCGAAGCCACCGACGCTGGCGCTGGTGATGCGTTCAAGCAGACCACGAAGATGGCGTGGGACAAGAAGAAGCTGTACGCCGAGGAAATCGCCGTTATCGTCCCCATCCCCGAGGCGGCGCTGGACGATGCCGATTACGACATTTGGGGCGAAGTCCGTCCCCGCCTGACCGAAGCTTTCGGCAAGGTTATCGACGCGGCTATCCTGTTCGGCACCAACAAGCCCAGCACTTGGCGCAACGGCGTTGTGCCCTCTGCTATCGCTGCCGGTAACGGTGTGCCTATGGGTACCGACGTGTTCAGCGACATCATGGGCGAAGGCGGCCTGATCTCCAAGGTCGAACTGGACGGATTTAACCCGAACGGCGTTATGTCCGCCATTCAGATGCGCGGCAAGCTGCGCGGCCTGAAGGACACCACCGGCCAGCCTATCTTTAAGTCCGACATGCAGGGCGCTACCCGCTACGGTCTGGACGGCATGGATATGTACTTCCCCATGAACGGCGCTTTTGACCCCAATCAGGCGCAGATGATCGTGGGCGACTGGAGTCAGCTGGTGTACGCCATCCGCCAGGATATGACCTTCAAGATCTTCACCGAGGGCGTTATTCAGGATCCCAGCACCAAGGCCATCACCTATAACCTGATGCAGAACGATATGGTGGCGCTGCGTGCCGTCATGCGTCTGGGCTGGGAGATTGCCAACCCCATCAACGCATACAACGCCGACATCGCAAACCCCTTCCCCTTCTCTGTGTACGGAAAGGCGGGCACTGTGTCTACCGTGACCGTTGCTCCCGCTACTGCCACTATGGCAAAGGGCGACAGCAAGGCTTTTACCGCTACCGTAACCGGCGAGGGTATTGTCAGTGGTGATGTGGAGTGGAGTCAGGACGGCACTAAGTCCAGCATCACCGATAACGGCGTGCTGACCGTTGGCGCAGCGGAAACCAAGGCCAGCATCACTGTTACCGCTAAGTCCAAGCAGGACAACAGCAAGACTTCCACCGCTACCGTTACCGTTTCTGGTTAATTTGAAAGGAGCTGGCTCACATGACATACGCTGATTACGACTATTACTCCGTGACCTATTTGGGCACCGTGAGCGAGGAAGATTTTCCGCGTCTGGCTGTACGAGCCAGCTCCTTCCTCGATTACTACACGCAGAATCGGGCAAAAGATAACGCCGATATGGACGCTGTAAAAATGTGCTGCTGTGCACTTGTGGACAAGTATCAGCTGATCGAAGCCGCGCAGCAGCTTGCCGCAACCAAACTGACAAACGCGGCGACCGGCGATGACGTGAAAAGCGAAACGGTAGGCGGGTACTCCCGGACGCTGGCCAGCGGCGGTGAAGCTGCCGCGTCTGCGCTGAGTGCAACGGACGGTGCGAAGAAACTGCTGGCGGCGACCTGTAACGAGTATCTGGCGCATACCGGTCTGCTGTATCGGGGAGGGGGGTGCTGTGGTTGTACGCGCCCCATACTATAACGGTCTACAACGCCGTGCAGGAGACTGACCAGGCAACCTTTGAGGAGACCACAAAGCTATATGTGACCATTTTGCGCGGCGTGATGCTGCAAGCCAGCAAGGCGGTCAATGTCCGGGAAAGCGGACTTGAGAGCGCGGACGCAGTAAACCTGTACGTTCCGTTTTCCGTGGAAGCGGTGGACGGCACGACAGGCAAGGCCAAAACTTACGAGCCCCCGCAGGCGTTTCTTGCGGCGGCGGACAAGTCCGGACTGTGGACGCTGTCGGTCAACGGTAACGGCGGGCTGACTTTCTTTGTGAAAGGCGAGTTTGTCACAGACAAAGAGGACGTGGCTATGGCACAGGACGGCTGCTACAACGTGACCAAAGTGGACGAGAAAGATTTTGGCAGCGTTGATATGCAGCATTGGGAAGTCGGAGGGGCATAAAATGTCGCTCAAGTTCTCTGTTGACGTGTCCGGCATGGACGAGGTAAAGCGGCAGCTTGCAATGGCCTGTGGCCGCGCTGAAAGCGTTTTAGCGCAACAGGTGATGAAAGATACCACCCCCTTTGTGCCTGCGCTTACAGGCTCTCTGACGCAGCGAACGCGGGTGGTGGGAAACGAGGTCATTTATCCCGGCCCATACGCCCGGTTTCTGTACTACGGGAAAGTGATGGTAGACCCGGCGACCGGCAGCACATACGCCCCAAAGGGCGGGCACAAGGTGGTCACAGACCGAAATCTTGTATTCAACACAACAATGCATCCGCAGGCACAGGCACATTGGTTTGATGCTTCCAAAGCGCAGAACATGGAAAAGTGGGTGCGGGTGGCAGATAAGGCGGTGAAGAAATTTGGAAAAGATTAAAAAGGCCGTGTCGGCGGCGGAAGAAGATCAGGTATCGCGCAAGCTGCTTGTGTGGCTGAACACATACCCGGAGCTGCCAGTCGACCTTATCCGCTTTGAGTTTCTTCCTGCCGACACTTCCTCTATGGCGATGTCGACCATTCAGGCGGCTTACATCGTGCGGAAGTATATCACCGGCGGTTATGTGGCGGAGTATCAGTTCAAGATAATCTACCGAGTTAAGCCGGGGAACAGCAACGACAAACGGCTCAAGGCTGACGAACTGTTGAACGCTATCGGGGATTGGGCAAATGGTCAAAAGCCCGACATTGGCGATGACAAGCGCGTTATCAGCATGGAGCCAACCACACGATCTTCCCTGTTTGCCATGTATGAAAACGGGGATGAAGATCACCAAATCCTTATGAAACTGAATTACGAGGTGAATGTATAATGGCAGATTTGGAATTCAACACCACGGCGGGCCAGACCATTGACCGCGAACTGCTCATTGCGTACCTGAATACCGGCACCGCATCCGCGCCTGTGTGGAGCGCCATCGGTAAGCGCGTTGAGGACAGCAGCGAGGAAATGGACTGGAGCACCGACACCAAGCAGGACATTCTGGGCCACACCTTTACGACCATGAAAAAGCCCACCATCACGCAGACATTTGATCCCATCCCATTGGATGCGGGCGACGCTGCGGCGGTGAAGATGTGGAACCTGGCAGTAAAAGACCAGGATGCCCAGGCGCTGGCAAATCAGGACATGATGATCGGCCACTTCTACGCCACCAGCGGTGAGGCGATGTTTGCGGAGCGCTACGACGCTTGCGCTATTGCCATCACCGGCATCGGCGGCGAGGGCGGCGGCACCCTAAATATCACCAGCGAGATCACCTATGGCGGTACACGCACTGTGGGTACCGTGAAGAAGGGCAGCAGCGGCGCTATTGAGTTTACTGCGGCCTAAATAAAGGGGCGGGCAACCGCCCCCTGTTTTGGAGGGAACACATGAAGGAACTGACAATCACCACCGGCGTACAGGAATACCACCTGAATGACAAATGCACGGTGTATTTTAATCCCAGCGATCCGGCGTTTGCAGACAAGCTTTACACAGCGTTTGACGCGCTGAAAAAGAAGCAGGATGCGCGGGACGATAACGTAGAAAAAATGAGCGCCCGCGAAATGTTTGATTGGCTCCGAAATATGGACGCCGAAATGCGTGAGACTATTGACGGGGTGTTTGAGCAGCCGGTGTGTGAACCGCTGTTTGGCAACGTGAGCGTTTACGCTATCGCGGACGGTTCTCCGCTGTGGATGAACTTGATGGTTGCCATCATGGACGAGCTGGACGAGGGGATTAAGCGGGAAAAGGCTTTTCACAGTGAGAAGCTTGCAAAGTATACGGCCAAGTACCACAGATGATGTACGACCTTCCGACGAGCCTTGAGGTGTGTGGAACGGAATACCCAATAGAAACGGACTTTCGCGTGATACTGGACATATTCTCGGCGCTGTCTGCTGTTGAACTAACGAGCGAAGAAAAGTGCTTTGGCGTGTTGGGAATGTTTTACCCCGATTTTTTCACGATGCCTGGGGAGCATATGGAAGAAGCGATAAAACAGTGCTTTTGGTTTATCAACGGAGGGAATGAAGAAGCGCAAAAAAAATCAACCAAGTTGATGGATTGGGAACAGGACTTCCGCCTGCTTGTCGCTCCAATCAACCGCATAGCGGGGCAAGAGGTTCGGGCGCTGCCGTATCTACATTGGTGGACGTTTCTTTCGTACTACGGGGAAATCGGGGATTGCTACTTCGCGCAGATCGTGCGTATACGCGATCTGAAAGCAAAAGGCAAGCTAAAAGACAAAACCGACAGGGAGTTTTACCGCAGAAACCGCGACGCTATCGACATCAAGCGGCGGTACTCGGAAACTGAGGAAGAAATCATTAAGGGCTGGACGTAAAAAAGCCGCCCCGGAGGGCGGCTGCGCGAATGTCAGTGATTTGCAATAAATGTAATGTCGTTGCCAGACCAAAAATCAGGTGTAAACCTGATTTCGAGTGTTTTCCAATCGGCGGGAACTTCGTAACCTATTACGCCGGACATCTTTTTCCCTGATGCAACGGTGCCGTCCAGCTGACCTTTATCTGCGGCCAACGTTCCGGTCATGCTCATGTTTGTGGAGTAGTCATCGACATACGCTTCAAAAGACATTATAGAGCTTATGGAAATATCTTTGCTGGATTTGTTTTCAATGGAAAATTCGCAAAATAGAAACACGTTGCCGCTGTCTGGTGTGTAAAAACCTTCTCCGCTTGATTGGGTGCAAGACACAAATGTGACTTCAATGTCTTTAAGGGAGACAACGTCACCAACTGCAAATTCTGTTTTCTGCGGAGCAGTTGATCCGTTTCCGCCTTTTGCGTCTGTATCCCCCACCTTTTCTGGAGAATTCCCGCCAAGCGCAGTGCCAATAATGCCGATAGCAATAAACACAGCTATAACGATCAGCACGACCGGCTTTTTCTGTTTGGCTCCACAAGCGGGACATACTTTCGCGGATTTTGCAATATCTGCGCCACAGGTCTTACACTTAGTCATTTTATCCATTTTCTTCCACCCTCCAAGAAATTTTTTGTGGTTTGTTTATAATACCACACAAATACCATAAAAGCAAGTAGGTGATTGTATGGCAAACGCGGACGGTTCCGTTATCATCAAGGCCGATATTGACGATAAGCAGGCGCAGAAAAAACTCAATGCGCTGGAAAAGAAAATAGAAGCGCTGCAGGAAAAGCTCACCAACAAGAAATCCGCGCGAGATACTTTGTTTAACCAAGCCAACAACTTAGGCGCACAGCTTGACGACGCAAAGGCCAAGCTGGCGCAGATGAAGGGCGGCGGCGAGTTTTTCACCAGTGATGCTATCAAGCAGCAGGAGGCCGCTGTAGCGTCTATGGAAAAAGAATGGAACGCCATGAATGACAAACTGGACAAACAGAACGCCGCTATCCGCGAGGGCGAAGCGGAGCTTGACCGAATGAAAGCAAAGGCCGGTGAGTTAGGTAAGCAGCTGGGCAATACCGGCAAGAACGCAGGAAAAATACAAGAAGGGTTAGACAAAGCATCCAAGGGCATGGAGGCATTCACAAAGCGCGTAAAAATGCTGGCAAAGCGGGCGCTGGTGTTTACCATCATTGCCCGTGCGTTGGCGGCCCTCCGGGATTGGCTGGCGGACGTGGTGGCCGTAAACGGCGAAGCACGGGACGCTATTGCGCAGCTCAAGGGTGCGCTACTGACGCTGGCACAGCCGCTTGTGCAGATCATCATCCCGGCGTTTACTGCGCTGGTTAAGGTACTGGCTACGGTGGTTTCGTTTATTGCGAATATTGTATCCGCCCTATTCGGAACAACGGCAAAAGAAAGCGCCAATGCGGCAAAGTCCCTGAACGACCAGAAGAACGCATATAAAGGCGTTGGCGGAGCGGCAAAGTCTGCAAGCAAACAGCTTGCGTCGTTTGATGAGATCAACAAGTTAAGCGGCGAAGGGGGCGGCGGATCCGGCATTATTCTACCGGATTTCAGCACGGCGGCAAATTTCGCATTTCTTGATAAAATCGCGGACAAGCTCAAGAAGATAGGGCAGGACATTGTAAACCTGTTTAAGGATGTCACTGGGTTTATCGGTAACGTATTCTCCGGTGATTGGGGCGCGGCGCTGGACAACATCATCAACTTTGTAAACCACGCCCGTATTTTGCTGGCCGATTTGCTGGACTTTGTGGGGTATATCTTTGGAGCGATCATAGACACCATCATAGAAAAGTGCGGCCTTGCGGGTACTCCGGTAGGAGATATGTTGACCGGCATTAAGGACATTGTGCAGGGCGCGCTGGGGCTTATTTCCGGCATCCTTACGTTTGACTTGGAGAAAATGAAACAGTCTGTCATTCAAATGCTTACCGGTGTAAAGACATTTGTGCTGGGCATTTTTGACTGGTTCAAACTGGGGCTGACAAGTTTGCTTGACTGGCTTGACGAAAGCACAAACGGTAGGTTCCATGAATTGATAGAGCTGGCGAAAACTTACGTCAATGACGTAGTCGAGGGCATGAAGCAAATCTTCGGTGGCCTTATTGAGTTTCTGACCGGCGTGTTTACGCTGGACTGGAAAAAAGCGTGGGAAGGTATCAAAGAAATTTTCCGGGGCATCTGGAATACCATCGTCGGCACTCTTGAGGCGGCTATAAACCTCATCATCAAGGGTATCAACTGGCTTATTGACCAGCTGAACAAGATACACTTTGAGATCCCGGATTGGGTTCCTGGTATCGGCGGTAAATCTTTCGGCATCAATATTTCCCATGTAAACGAGCTTAAAATCCCCCGTTTGGCACAGGGCGCGGTCATTCCTCCGAACCGGGAGTTTATGGCAGTGCTTGGCGATCAGAAATCCGGGACGAACATTGAAACGCCCCTTGCTACGATGGTGCAGGCGTTCAAACAAGCCCTTGCGGAAAGCGGCTATGGCGGCAGCAATGAAGCCGTGTTGGTGCTGGACAAGGACGTGCTGGGCAAGGTCGTGTACCGGCTGAACAAGGCGGAGGGTACGCGCATCGGCGTAAATTTGTCGGAGGTGCAGGGATGAACTACATCAAACTGAACGGCATTTCCTTTGACGCTGACGTAGCCATTTCAAAGTATAACCGAAACTTTAACGTGCTGGACGGCGAAAACGCAGGGCGCGTAATGACGGGCCGCATGGTGCGTGACATCATCGGGACATACCTTGGCCACAAGCTGACGGTTTTTCGGCGTGGCGACAACTACAAGGGACTGGACGATTTCTGGAACTACCTGTACAAACACAGCGTGGATGACTCCGTTATGCTGGAAGCGGCAGACGGTCAAACTACTATCGCTTATGAAGCGTATTACACCAGCGCGTCGCAGGACTTGGAGAAGGGCGATGGAGGCGTAAACTATTGGGGAGAGATCGAGGTGAACTTCGTCCCGATGGACGCGCAGCTCCGCCCCTGAGAGGTGGCCTATGTCGAAAACGACTATTCTGTACAAGGACATAGCCCCCGGCGCAGCGGATGACGCAACTGTGGTCGCCACCGGCGGCACAGGAGACATCACCCAAATTCCGCACGGCGCGGCTCCAGGGAAGCTTATCACGCTGGAACGGAGCCGCTGGGTGCTGGACGGCACCTTTGATGGCGTGTACGCGGAGGACAAGGTAGGCTTTTGGTCTACGGAGGTTTCCGGGGACAGCGGAGAGTTTACCAACCCGCCAAAAATCACCATGACGTTTACACAGCAGTATTCCAGCATGGGCATCCAGCTTACCTTTGACGAGGACACAGGAGAGTATTGCAGCGAGGTAGAAATCTCGTGGTATCAGGGTGCGGTGCTGCGGCGGGCGCAGTCGTTCCAGCCTAACAACGTGGTGTACTTCTGCGATTGCAGGGTAGAGAGCTTTGACAAGGTGGAGGTCACGCTGAAAAAGACCGTAGTCCCCCATCGGCGGGCGCGTGTTAATGAGATCGTGCTGGGCGTGGTGCGTAAATTCGGGATGAACGAAATACGCAACGCATCCATCGTAAACCAGGCGAACGAAGCCGCCGTAGAGCTGCCGGTGTCCACGCTAAACTGGACGCTTGACAGCCTGAAAGATGTGGATTACCTGTTCCAGCTGAAACAGCCGGTGGAGGTGTGGAACGACAACCGGCATCTGGGGACATACTACATTAACAACTCGTCACGCACGTCCGCAAACGTGTATGTGATAGAGTGCCAGGACGCGCTTGGAGTGCTTGAATACACGCCGTTCAGCGGAGGTGCATACCTTGATGGAGTGAGTGCAAAAACGCTCTTAGAAACGCTTGCAAAGCCCTTTGAGGTGGAGTATGAGAGCGATGTGGAGGACACAACACTAACAGGCGTTATTGTTAAGGGCACCAACCGCAGCGCCATTCAGCAAATCATATTTGCATGGGGCGTCTGTCTGGCAACAGACGGCGGGAACAAGCTTCGGGTATTCAACCAGCCCACAAAGCCTATTCTTATTCCACGCGGGCGGACGTTCGTCGGATCTTCCGTTGCAACCGGCGCGGTGGTCACAAAGGTAAACGTGACGGCGCATAGCTATGTAGAAGCCAGCAACGGCAACGTGACCATCAATGGGGTCAAGTACAAAGACACCCGGACGGTGTACAGTGCCATCAACCCCAACGTGACCGCATCCGACCGGGAGAACGTAAAGGAAGTCACGGCGGCAACTCTTGTATCTGATGAGATTGGACAGGCGGTGGCGGACCGGCTGTACAAGTATTATTCGCTGCGTGACACGAACACGGCGACCGTGGTATACGGTGGCGAGAAGCTGGGCGACTGCGTAAGCATTTACACGCCGTGGGGCCTGCTGACCACAGGCAATCTTCACAAGATGGAGATAAAACTGTCCAACACGGTTGTGTACAACGCGGAAGTCACAGGCGCGTGGATCATCAGTCCGTACTTCTATTACAGCAACGACCTGTTCTCCGGGGAGGTGTAACCGATGGCGGAATATACAGCACAGGTGCCGAAGATAGCGGCGGCTGTACTGCTGCCGAACCCGGCGACCATCAACGGCAAGGTAAAGCTACAGGTAACGGTGATAGAGGAAACCGTCATCGTGTACCCCAGCTATTACTACAGCGGCGATCTATATGCGGGCGAAAGTCCACATACGCCGTACCCGCGTGTACCCCAAGCATATCATTTCTTTTGCGGCGATATTTACGCCGGGGAGGTATAAATGGCAATCAAGACAGTAAAAGCGACGATCAACGGCCAGACATACGACCTGACGCTGAACTCCGCAAGCGGCAAATGGGAAGCGACCATTACCGCTCCGGGGAAAACATCGTACAATCTGGCAGGCGGCTACTACAACGTATCCGTCGAAGCAACAAACGAAGCGGGCACAAAGGGCAGCGCGGACGCATCTACCGTAGACGGCCTGAAGCTGGTGGTAAAGGAGACTGTGGCACCTGTTATCACCATCGTGTCCCCCACGGCTGGCGCGTATGTGGCGAACAGCAAACAGCCGGTGGTATTCAACATCACGGATGAAACCGGCGGTTCTGGCGTGGACATCAGCACATTGGTAGTCAAGCAGGACGGCACGGCTGTAGCGGCGGCGAACATCACGCACACGGCTATTACCAATGGCTACAGCGTGACCTACACGCCGTCTGCGGCACTGAGCGACGGAAGCCACACCGTGACCATCAACTGCAAAGACCACGACGGAAACGCGGCTGCGGAGAAGTCCACGACCTACACCGTGGATACGGTTCCTCCGACGCTGAACGTAACATCCCCTGCGGACGGACTTATCACGGCGGCTTCTTCTGTCACTGTGGCCGGTACTACCAACGATGCAACGTCTTCTCCTGTGGTCATTACAATCTCCCTGAACGGAACGGATCAGGGTACAATCCCTGTGGGCACCGGAGGCACCTTCTCCAAGGTGGTTACGTTGAAAGAGGGCAGCAACACCATCATCGTAAAGGCAAAAGACGCGGCAGGGAAGGAAAGCTCCGTCACCCGTACGGTCACGCTGGACACTTCTGTGCCGAAGATCAAAGCAGCGACCATTACGCCTAACCCGGTCGACACCGGTAAGACGATGGTCATTAGTGTTACCATTGAGTGAGAGGTGATAGCTTGAGCAGAGATATTCGCGTATCGCTCCCCGCCGCCATCGTCTATGTGTCCGGCTCAGTCAACGGCAAGGATTACGTGTGGACGCTGGATGGCGAAGCGTGGAAAGCCACGGTAGACCGTGCTTCGGATGAAAAGTACGCCGTATCTTTGACGGCTATCAACGCGGCGGGCACAAGCGCCAGTTACCAGTTTACCCTTAACTACGGCATGCTGTCCCTTATTACGGACAGGACGCAAGCAGACGTGGATGGCGTGATAGCCGCGCTCAGTCGAATAGAAGCTGGGCGCGGCACACCGGCGGACGTGCTTCTTCTGAGCGACAACAAGGGGTCGTACAACTACACTGACCTGAACCGCGTTGCGGGAGCTGTGCTGTATGTTGCAGAGGAGTTAGCGGCCAGCGGGTACAGCGTGACGGTAACGGCAAAGCAAGGGTGGACGGAAACGGACATTCCCACGCAGGCGGACATCGACCAGTACCTCGCGGACATCGCAGAAATACGCAATGCGCTGCCTGTGCCAGCCGATGCCCCGGAGGTGCCGACAATGCCGCTGGACTATCGAAAGGCCAACGACATTGAAAGCATCCTCATACTGGTAGACAAGCTTGTGCAGAACATAGCCAAGTCGTGGTTTTACTCGGGAGACTTGTACTCCAACGAAATCAAATAATAAACGTTACTCCCGGCCAATCGGGGCACGGGAAGGGGCAATAGGAGCCGACTATGGGAACGTAGTCGGCTCCATCTTTTTTGGAAAGGAGCAGATATGCAGGACAGAATTTCCCTTTATCCTGGCCGCGTCAAGCTCACGCCTGTTTCCGGGCAGGACAACGTGTACGACATGACCCGGCAGGACAACCCCACCACAGAGGGCACACCGCTGAACAAGTCCACGCTGCTGACAGATGAGGTGGCTGAAACGCTTGGGCTTGACCCGGCAACGGCAACGCCCTCTCAGGCCATCAACGCCGTGGCGGGCAAAGCAACGGACAAGAAGCTGACGCTGACGCTGGCGGCGGCAAGCTGGACAGGGAGCGCAAGCCCCTACACCCAGGGTGTGACCATCACAGGCGGAACGGCCACCAGTCAGGCGGACATTCAGGCAGACGCAACGGCGATACAGCAGATGCTGGACGACGGCACCAACGCCATTTACATCGCCAACAACAACGGAACATTCACCGCCTACGCTGTGGGCGAGAAGCCCACCGCTGACCTGAGTATTCAGGTGACGGTGTACGACGTAAAGGAGGTAGTTTAACGATGGTTATTATCGGTAAATCGCAAATAGCGGGGGGGGGTACTGCTAAACGGTTAGAGTTTGAGTACACCGGAACGTACAACGAACGGTTGGAAGATGGCGTGGTGGAGTTGCTGACAAGTGGCGTGCTGAAGTTCAAGAAGGAAGCGGCCATTGATGCCTTTTTAGTTGGAGGGGGTTCTTCTGGACGGTCAGGGTCGAGGGCCACTTCTGGTGCCATTGCTGGTGGAATTGGCGGAAGTGGGGGAACTACCAAAACTCTATTGAACATCATACCAAGAGTAAACACAGAGTATCCTATCGTTATCGGTGCTGGTGGCGCTGCAACTTACACACCCGACAATGGCGGTCTCAGCGCAAATCCCGGAGGAGATACTGTCGCTTTCGGCTCTACTGCTGCTGGCGGAACGGTGACTTCGGGAGGTTCAGGAGGAGGTGCTGGCGCGATGGTAGCAAAAGCGGCAAACGGCGGTTCGGACGGTGCTGATGGGGGTAGGTCCTCCTCAGGTTCCTCCTCAGATAAAGGCGGTACTGGTCAGGGCACCACAACGCGAGAATTTGGCGAAGCCACTGGCAAACTGTATTCTGGCGCTGGCGGAGGCGGGGATGGTTATTCGGGTAGTTATTACGGGAGTGTTGGTTTAGGGGGAGAGGGGGGAGGAGGAAACGGTGCACCCAGGTCTGGTTCAGGCTCTAATGGAACTGATAACCTCGGCGGGGGTGGTGGAGGCGCTGGAGGTTCAGAAATTTATTCAGGACGCTTTTCTTATTCAGGGGCTGGCGGCTCTGGCATCGTGTGCATAAGGCTACACAAAGAATAAACACGGCCTCCGTTTCGGAGGTCGGGAACGGAGGTTTATATGGCAATTACAGGCAGAGCGGTGACAGCAGGGGGGAGCGGAATTGCCAATCGGCTGGATTTCACCTACACGGGCGGTACATTCAATGAGCGTACCGCAGACGGTGTAGTGGAGTTTTTGGAAACCGGTATCCTTACGATGAAAAAGGATACGTATGTGGATGTATTCATGGTTGGCGGTGGTGCCGGTGGTGTGTCTATTGGAACATCCAGCAACGGCGGAGCCGGAGGTAGCGGTGGATGCACAAGAACTATTGTAAACGCTTTGTTGCGAAAAGGGGTGGCATACCAAGTTGTTATTGGCGCGGGCGGCACCGGTGGCGGCAACTCCGGCGGGGAGACTTCGGCTTTTGGTTACACAGTTACAGGTGGAACTGTTGCTAACGGCGGCTCTGGCGGCGGTAAAGGCGGCGTTACTGCAAGCGGGAACACAAACGCTGGTGATGGAGGGTCAAACGGAGCTGATGGTGGCAATGTCGGTAACGCAATAACCGGAAACCCTGGGAAAGGGCAAGGCGCCACCACAAGAGAGTTTGGCGAAGCAACCGGAAAACTGTATGCCGGTGGAGGTGGCGGCGGTCAAGGAATATACGGAAGCTATGGAACTGCGGGAGCTGGCGGTGAAGGGGGCGGTGCAAACGGGAATTCCACAACTGACGCTACAGCTAATACCGGTGGCGGTGGCGGCGGCGGGAAAGGGTTTGCTGGTGGTTCCGGCACCGGCGGTCAAGGGACTGCTGGCGGCAGCGGTATCGTGTGTATCCGCCTGCACCAAGACGACCCCACTGAGAACGTGCTGAGTGGAACGTGGAAGTTTAATGACACACTTACCATGCCAAGCACTTTGTTTACAGAGAACTTCGATTATGACGGGACATTTGCCTATGCTGGTTCCAACTTTTATACCGTGATGGGCGCAAGAGCATTCTCTACCACAACCGATCTGTGCTTTGGGCATAACTCCGGTGATTTGTCGACAAATTATGTACTGGTATATGACTTTACACATAACATGTGGAGGCAAGCAACAGCAAAAACCATAAAATTCTGGAACCGCTATCAGGTAGTTTCCCCGGAGTTCTACGCATGGTTCACCGCAAACGCCACCAAGATTTCGGATTAAGGAGCGTGATTAAGTGAGATACGCATTGGTTGAAAACGGTGTTGTTACAAACATCATCGAAATGGACAAGCGGAACGAGCAGTTCTTTCCCTCCGCCGTGTACACCGGTGACAGGCCGGTGGGCATGGGCGACACGTACACGGAGGGCAAGTTCTACCGTGACGGCAAAGAGGTGCTGACGGCACTGGAGGAAGCCAACAACGAGATAGACAGCCTGACGCAGCAGCTGGGCGAGGCTGTGGAAACCATCTATAAGGCGGATATGGAGGTTATCGGATGAGCATGATTATCGGTAAAGCGTTAATTGCGGGGGGGGGGGTACTGCTAAACGGTTAGAGTTTGAGTACACCGGAACGTACAACGAACGGCTGGATGACGGGGTTGTGGAGCTGCTGACCAGTGGTGTGCTGAAGGTCACTAAGGACACGTATATCGATGCGTTCCTTGTGGGAGGCGGAGGCGCCGGGTCTGGAGCTAGTGATGGATTTAATTCAAGTTATAATGGCGGTGGAGGTGGAGCTGGTGGCTTTACAAAGACCATCACAAAAGCGCTGCTTCAAGCAAATGTCGAGTATTCCGTTGTAATCGGTGCGGGCGGAATTGCATTATCCGGAAAAAACGCCTATGGAAAAGTTGGCCCCGCTGGAGGGAATACAGTTGCTTTTGGTTATACAGCAGAGGGCGGAAAATCTGCGTCCACCAGGCTAAACGGGGGTAACGGCGGTTCTGGTGGAGGCGTAGCTGGCACCAAAGGCTCTACTTCTACAGACTCCGAACCCGGCAACGGAGCCAGTGACGGGAATAACGCGCTTACAATCGGTTCGAGGAATGGCGGTACCGGTCAGGGTACAACTACTCGTGAGTTCGGGGAAGCAACCGGCAAACTGTACGCCGGTGGCGGCGCAGGGTCAAGGGGTTCCAGCTCTTCAACCCACGCCTCTGGCGGTGAAGGGGGAGGGGGAACACAGGGTATATCTGGCAAAGCTAACACTGGTAGCGGTGGTGGTGGTGGGACGATAGCAGTTTCGAATAATGAATATGTGTCTTACCCCGGCTCCGGTGGCTCTGGCATCGTGTGCATCCGGTTGCACAAGGAAGCGTAACAACAAACTGAAAGGAGAACGACTATGTACAACATTATGACGAAGCTCATCAACAAACGGTTCTACAAGACCCGTGAGGAGGCACAGCAGAAGTGCGACGTGTTTTACGCCGTGGGGCGTATCACGGACGAGCAGTACACGGACCTGTGTGCGCTGATCGAGAGCGTGTACGCAGAATAAGGGGCGGGGAGAATTACTCCCCCCGCCGGATGTAGGCTTCCTCGGCATCGAGTTGTGCCTGTTTGAGTGCGGCAACGGCCTTTTCAAGCTGGGCAATGGCGTCGGTGACGGCGTTAAACAGAGTGAAATACTCGGGCATGGGAACACCTCCTTTCTGCAAGCAGGATAGCACAGATGGCGTGTCAGAAACGGTCGAAGTGTGTCGAGGGGCAAAAATAATTTGAGAGGAGAACGCGGCGAATGGAACCGTGGGTACAGCAGATCGCCGTCCCGCTGGCGGTAGCGGTGCTGACAAGCAGCGGTTTGTGGGCACTGGTATCGAAGCGGGCGGACAAGAATAACGCAGAGCGGAAGATGCTGGTGGGGCTGGCGCATGACCGCATCATCCATCTGGGCATGGTGTACGTGACAAGAGGGTACATCACGCAGGACGAGTACGAAAACCTCAATGACTATCTGTACCAGCCGTATGAGAAGATGGGCGGCAACGGCAGCGCAAAACGGGTCATGGAGGAAGTAAGAAAGCTGCCCATCAAGCGAGAGGCGTAAAGCCGGACGATAGGCGTAAAAGCCGGAAAGGAAGTAACTATGGACATCAATACTATCGGAGTAGCAACTGTTGCAGCTATCATCGTGATCTGCTATCTGATCGGCATGATCGTGAAGGCAACGGCGCTGGACAACAAATGGATCCCCATCATTTGTGGTGTGTGCGGCGGCATCATCGGTGCGCTGGCGCTGGCATTCCATATGCCGGATTTCCCCGCCGAGGACTACTTTACGGCGGTCGCCGTGGGCATTATGTCCGGCCTGACCGCAACTGGCGTCAATCAGGTGTTTAAGCAGATGAAGTCTACCAACGACGAGGAGGCTATGTAAATGTCCGCCCCGAAAGTCTACCTGTCCCCGGCTATGCACAGGGCGAACCCCTGCGTGTATCCCCGCCCGGACGGGAAACAGTGCTATGAGGCACTGGAAAACAACGAGTACATCGACATTCTGGAGCCGATCCTGAACCGCTGCGGCATTGCCACCAAGCGCGGCTATCGGCGCACCCCCATGAATGGCGACAACGGCGACGCCATCATGAAGCAGAACGTGGCGGAGAGCAACGCATGGGGCGCGGACGTGCATTACGTCAGCCACACCAACGCCAGCGCCAACGGCAAGGCGCAGGGCTGCCACCCCATGTACTACACCTATTCCAAGAACGGCAAGAAGCTGGGCGAAATCATGGTGAAGTATCGGAAGCAGATTTACCCGCGCACGGTGAAGCTCGTCCCCCGCGCCGACCTGTACGAGCTGAAAAAGACCAACGCCGTTGCGTTCTACGAGGAGCACGCGTTCCACGACAATCTGGAGGACATCACCTGGTTCCACACGCACATGAAGGAGATCGCCGAGAGCGCGGCGAAGGGGCTGTGTGAGTGGTTCGGTATCCCCTATGTGGAGCCGGAGAAGCCGGAGAAGCCGGAAGAGCCGGAGGATCCTGTTGTGACCGAAACGTACACCGTGAAGGTGACGCGGAGCGCGGACGGGAAAAGCGGCACGTGGGAGATCGTGAAGTAAAATAAATCTGCTGGGCGGGAAAGAGCTACGACAAGCCGCCTCTTTCCCCGGCGTAAAGTCCCGCAAGCTCACGGCTAAAACCGTGTTATGGACAGCTACCACAAGCAGATACGGCGCAGGTTGCAGAGCATGGCACCAAAGCGAGCTATTGCGTATGTGATGAGCGCCCAGCTACCGCCTGACGAAGCGGTGTGCGTTATTGAATGTGACGTGAAGCGGAAAAGCTATTGTGAAACGGCGTTACTGCTGAACGTATCACCGGAAACGGTAAAGCGGTGCCGCAGGAGAGCGTATCAGAAATTTGCAGACGAAGAAAGAAGCCACACCTGAAAAGGTGCGGCTTCTTTGTTTGCGCCCGGTAGGGGGGGAAACCGGGCGTATAAAAAGGGAAAGATGCCCGCCGGGAGTATTCCGGGGTGGCTGATTTTATTATACATCGTTTCTGCGGTATTGTACAAGTAAATAATTCGCAAATTAACGGCCTTTTTCTGACCTTTAACTGCCCCTTTGCGGGGGCAGTTTTTTGTTACGCTTATTGCAAGAAACGGAGGTGCTTGCATGGTCGAAAAGTTGATGTCGTTGGGATTTACACAGCAGATGGCGGAGGACATCATTTGGGCGTATCAGGATGACCTCCCGGGGCTAAAAGCCTATGTACGGGTGATAGAAATAGTGGCGGCGCATGTATAGCTACTTCAACGAAAACCCACACGGGAAAAATGTGGGAGACTGCACCGTTCGGGCTATTTCAAAAGCCACCGGGAAAGAGTGGGGCGAAACGTACCTTGCTATGGCAATAGAGGGGTATCTGGATGGCGACATGCCATCCGCAAACGCCGTGTGGGGTGCGTATCTGCGGCGGATAGGCTACAGGCGGTACATGGTGCCGGATACTTGCCCAGATTGCTACACAGTCGGTAGGTTCGCCGATGAACACCCGGAGGGGACGTTTATCCTTGCGCTATCCGGTCACGTCGTGTGTGTGCAGGACGGCGTGATCTATGACAGCTGGAACAGCGAAAATGAAATTGTTTTGTATTACTGGCAAAAAGAAAGTGAGGCGTAACTATGGCATTTAACCCGTATTTCAACCCTTATTACCCGCAGCCAATGCAGGACAACCTTGCCCAGCTTCGGCAGCAGCAGATGCAGACCATGCCGCCGCAGATACCGCAAATTCCACCCATGCAGAACCCGGTGGCGCAGGGCGGCGTACAGTGGGTATCTGGTAGGCCGGAAGCGGAGAATTGGCTGATCGCGCCCAACTCCGCCATTGCGCTGTGGGACAGCACAGCTCCCGTAGTTTACTTGAAACAGGCCGATGCAATCGGCAAGCCGACCCTCAAAACGTATGACCTTGTAGAGCGCCTTGCAAGCGCTCCTGACGCGCAGAAAGCTCCCGCCCCGGAATATGTGACCCGTAAGGAGTTCGATGCGCTGGCGGCGCTTGTGGGCGAAATAAAGGGCAAGAAAAAGCGCAAGGTGGAGGAGGAAGAGGACGATGAGTAACAATCCGTTTTTCAATGCGTTAGGTGGCGGACAGATGCCGGGGCCGATGAGCGGCTTTCCCCAGCTGTTACAGCAGTTCAAGCAGTTCAAGGCAAGTTTTAAAGGCGACCCAAAAGCGGAAGTAGAGAAAATGCTGCAAAGCGGCAAAATCTCACAAGACCAATTGAACAAGATACAGTCAATGGCGAACCAATTTCAGGGGCTTTTCAAGTAATCAAAATCGTGGCCACGGTTTGATATAAATATTTTTTCAAAAGGAGTGATACTATGTCTCTTTCCTCTGACGGCACCATGCTGACTATGCCTGTGGCTCCTGCCAACACCGGCAACGGTAACGGCTTCGGCTGGGGCGGCGATGGCGCGTGGTGGATCGTGCTGTTCCTCATTTTCGCCGCGTTTGGCGGCTGGGGTAACGGCTTCGGCTTCGGTGGCGGCGGCAACGGCGTGATGGACGGTTATGTTCTGACCTCTGATTTTGCCAATGTCGAGCGCAAGATCGACAGTGTAAATCAGGGACTTTGCGACGGATTTTACCAGCAGGCGCAGCTTGTCAACGGCACCAACATGGCGATGGCAAACGGCTTTGCACAGGCCGAGCTTTCCCGCAGCAACCAGCAGGCGGCGCTCATGCAGCAGCTCACCGCCATGCAGATGCAGAACCAGGAGTGCTGCTGCGAGAACCGGGCGGCTATCGCCCAGGTGCGGTACGACATGGCGACGCAGGCTTGCGATACCCGCAACACCGTGCAGAACACGACGCGGGACATCATTGATGCAATGAACTGCGGCTTCCGTAGCATCGATCAGCGTCTCACTGCGCAGGAGATCGCTGCGAAGGACGCGAAGATTGCTGAACAGAACCAGCGTCTTTTTGCTGCTGACCTCGCGGCCTCTCAGTCTGCTCAGACGCTTGATATGCGCAACTATGTTAGCGCACAGTTCGCGTATTACAATCCGCGCCCCGTTCCTTCGTTCAGCGTCCCTGCTCCATACCAGTACACCGGATGCGGCAATCAGTACAACTGCAATGGCTGCGGATGCTGACAACTGCATAGCATAGCTTTTTCCCCACATGGGGAAAATGGTCAGCCCCGTGCTGATACTGATACCAACGCGGCGGGGCAATAGCTCCGCCGCTTATTTTAACTGAGAAAGGAATGATTTTAATGGCAGAATTTACTTCTGCGGCAATTCAGACCGTTGCTGCTGGGCAGAACGTTCCCCTGACGGAAACTGCGGTCAACAACAAGCCGTGTATCGTGCATCGAGCCGGAGCAGGCATCGTAACTTTGCGCGGGTTGACAAACCAGTGCAAGGCACGTTTTCGCGTGGCTTTTGGCGGCAACATCGCTATCCCTACCGGCGGCACGGTGGGAGCTATTACCGCCGCGCTGGCTATCAACGGTGAACCGCTGACCAGTGCCGTGGCGACCGTTACACCCGCCGCCGTGGAAAACTATTTCAACATTTATGTCAGCGCCATTGTGGAGGTGCCGAAGGGCTGTTGCCTGACTGTGGCTATGGAGAACACCAGCACACAGGCAATCAATTTCGCTAACTCCAACTTGACCGTTGACCGCGTAAGCTGAAAGGAGTAAACTATGAGTATGAAAGCAATGTACGATTTGCGCGATATGCTTTGCAAGGAGCTTGACGAGATCGCCCACAAAGGCGAACTTGGCGCAGGTGATTTGGACATCGCGCATAAGCTGGTAAGCACCATCAAGAACATCGACAAAATTGGTCTGATGGAAGATGAAGGGTACAGCCGTGACGGCGATTATTCCCAGCGGCGTTACTCCCGCGACGGCGACTATTCCCAGCGCAGGTATTCCCGCGACAGCTACGGCGGCGGCAGCTCCTACGCACGGCGTGGCACCCATTATGTGCGCGGCCATTATAGCCGCGACGGCGCAAAAGATGACATGAAGCGCCAGCTGCAAGAGATGCTGGACAATGCGGATGATGATACTATCCGCAACGCCATTCAGCGGTGCATGGATGCCGTGGAGGGCTGAGAGGGGGTAGTTCCCCTTGATCGACGAAAAGGAACTTAAAGCCTGGATAGCCAGACTGGAAACGGAACAGTCAAGCTGGCCGAATTACGAGAAGTTGGCCGCGCTGTACATTATACAAAACCAGCACGAAGGGCAGAGAACCCCTGCACCGGTGGCTATGTATTCCAGCGCACCGGCTCCTGATGTGGTAGACGGTGACAGTGACTTTATGCAAGCGGTATCATCCCGCGCGCCGGAACAGGCGTGGGCCATAGTGGACGAGTTGATGGATGCGCTGAAAGTAACCAACGCGCGAATGTATGATAACGTGATGCGAAAGATGCGAGGATAAAGTATCCCCCGCCTGTTTTGGCGGGGGATATTCCTGTGTACTTAGTTTTGTGTAACCTAACGGGTTCCAGAACTGCCTGGGCGCGATGGCCTCCGCAATGGTCTCCTGACTCATGGCCACCGACCGCAACTGGATGTGCATCAGCTTTTCCCGCAGGGCCCGCAGCAGCCCCT